TCTGTCGAGGGCAGTCGACACGCTGACATGGTGCGGGGCGTTCTTGTCGAAGACGTTTTTGAAGAAGGTCACTTTCATTGTAGTCGTATTCAAGGATGAGTTCTAGATAGTGAATGGCTTTCAGGATGTCCTCCGCCCCATTCTTCTGGCGGTGTCGTGTAACGTACTTGATAATGTTCCCTTCTATGAACGGGATGTTGTTCTTGAAGATGAACTCAGTCGGTTGGATAGGCATGTTGTAGTGCTCTCCGCCCTCTTGTCTATCTGATGCTTTCATACTGCGTTTCGATTTACTTTTCCTACTGGTTTTACATCACTCACGCTCCGCACAATGACGTGGCGCTGACCCTTGTAGGCCTTGCCATACAACTCTCTGTCGAGGCGACCCATCGTCTTGGAGTCGTGGGCCATGATGTCAGCAGGTGTTGTGTACCTGCTGACGACCCACTCCGATCGATGGTGGATGAGCTTGCCTTTCTTAAAGGCAACCTCCGCAGTCATGTGGTAGATGTTCGGGAGATCTTCATTTCCCATTTCCGTCTGAGTTTATTCGCAATCCACTTCATAGACACCTTGCTACCCATGACGTCAGCGCAGTCGTCCTTGGTCAGGAGAACACTGTTGTCACCGTCCTTGTTGGGGATGATAAGCATGATGTACTTCTCCGTGAACTCGGGGATGTATACATTGAAGTCATTGTCGTGGTCTTGCATGTGGCAGTGGAATGTGAGGTTTACATTGTCTTTGTTGCCGCAGAAAGAATAGGGACCGAGGAACGCGATGTTCCTCAGCCCCCACTCCATGGCTGCGTAGAGCCCTCCTACCTTAGAAGGGCAAGTCTGCAGACTCTTGCTCTGCATTGCTGGTTGCCTTCGCTGCACGCTTCTCCTTGGCAGCTTCGCTGTTAGGGTTGAAGACGCGAGCACATGCCTTGCCGTTCTTCGACATGAACAAAGTTACGTAAACATTGCCGCCGTGACCCTGCTCGTTACGTGCTGTGACGTACTGGTCGAGCATGTCCTTGAGCTCGTGGTCCTTGAGGCGCAAGGTCCACGCTTGGATTTCTCCGTTGTCATTCAACTTGGGTTCGTCGGCCCAGCCAACGAGAACTGAATCATACTTCTGATCGCTCATGATGTAATAAAATTTAGGATGTAAGAAAAAATAGTTATTGAAAATGTGTAGAGTAGGAACAACACTGTTCCTGGGAGTGCGGCTTTGATGAGCCCGTCAAACTTTGAATTCGACATAGTCTTGATCAGGTTGCTTGCCACCTTCGAGGAAGTTTGTGATGCGCTCGACGGCATCATTGAACTTCATCTCTCCAGTGAACAGGGTTTCGTCTGAACATTCCACCACTGCAGGCAAAAACGGATAGGTCTTCTCTTGGACGAGCCAGTAGAACTTCTTGACACCAAACACCTTGCAGTAGATGTAGGCTTGGATGTCGTAGGAGAAGTCACGGACGCTGTAACGAAACTTGTCTACAGCCTTGGTGGACTTGCTGTCTACGATGAACCCGTCACCGAGGCAGTCAAGAAAGCCCTTCACTCTGATTGGGCCAAGCTGTTCGTTGAACTCGACTTGGTACTTGCCAGAGGACAGGTACTTGTCAACGAGCCCACAGCGTTCAAGGCGGTCAATCATCTGGTTGGCCATCTTCCAATCGGCAGGGGAGCAGAGCGTCTTACCTTGCTCTGCGGCCACGTCGATCAAGTGTTTCTGCATGTCCTTGTACTCCTTCGTGAGCTTGGGTCGCTTGGAAGCACGGGTCTTGTCAGAGCAGTTTTCGAGCACAGCATCGTCTGATACTACCGAGTAGGTCTCGAACGCCTTGTCACGTTCGAAGAGAAGCATGTCGTAGAGGGTGCCGAAGGTGAGTGCAGGTGACTCAAACTTCAGCTCTCCCTTCATGTACTGGTCGAACTTGGCCATGTCGGTGAGAGCCACCTTCAGGGAAGAGTACGACAAGTGTGGTTTGTTGTATCGCTCTTGCAGAGCGTCAGGGATGTTAATCATTCAAGTAGTTGTGAACGGTTGACTTGGGGATGCCTGTACGCTTGGAGATTTCGCGGACAGACAGGCCAGTCATCCGAAGGCTGCGCACCTGTGGGATGCGGTGCTCGTACTTGTAACGTGAGGCTGAACGCTTGCGACGCTCACGCAGCTCAAGCATGATGCCTGAGACTGCGAGCGTGGCGATACAGCCGATGAGGAGTCCGAAGATGAACATCATCGCACGAACTTTTTAAGGCCAGCAACTTGCTTGTCGGTGAGTTGGTCTCCATACTTCTTGAAGATGGAGTCAAACGCCTTCTGCTTGTCGGTCTGTGACTTGATGTACGTCACAGCCTTGTCCATGATGTTCTCCACAGGGGCGTCCTCCTTGGTTGCGGAGGGTTGGTCCTGCTTTGCAATCGCATCTTGGACTTCATTAGCTGACGCAATAGACGTGTCGATTCCGATTCCGAGGAATGCCAACGCCCGTCCGACGGCTGATGTTTCGCAGTTCTCGACATAGCTTGTCTTGTTGATGTTAGATGCCGAGCGCTCCTCGTGAGCGTGGCCTGTGGCAACGATCTTGCCCTGCTCTGTGGCGATGGTGCACTTGCACACACACATGTCGCTGTCGAGCGCAGTGAACTCAGTCATGATGCTGTAGTTCTTCATCGCTGCCTCCTGGCGGAGGAACTTGATACGCTCGTTGACTTCGACGTACTTTTTGCCACGGATATTCGTGGTCTTGAACTTGTAATTAGACATTGGTTGTGGATTGAATTTTTTCTTTCTCGTTAATCAAAAGCTTGATTGCATTGTCGATGTACCGAATGCGGTCCACCTTGGCGGCCTCGTTCATGTATGTGTCGACGATGTAGGTCGCGGTCTCAAAGAGCGTGTCATACCCCTCCGCCCAAGCCATGTTGATGTCATGCTTGCGGCGGTAATGAATGATGGTTGTACGTTCTTTCTCCAGGGCGTGGGCAGCGATTGAATCGCCCACTACTTTGGATAGTGCAACACCCATGGCCTGCCGTGGCAGGAGGTACTTGGCGTGTCGCTTCTCAGGTTCGTTCTGTAGTCCGAGGGTGTCGTAGAACATGTCGACAGCATGCTTGGACTGGTCTATTAGGTTGTAGTGTTTCAGCAAAATTACGAAGTGATTTGTGTTTCTGCAAATTTTTCTCTGATTTTTTCTTGGATGTCGCAGTAAACCTGCATGGCGAGCATGACTTGATCGATCTTGTGCGTCACATCCTGAAGCGCGGCCTCCATGTCAAGAGGTGTGTACGACTGCCTGTCTGTGTACTGCGGGATGACCATCTCGTTGGCCTGGCGGCAATGTGTAACAAACTCCGCCAGTCCTGCACTGATTGGCATCTTCACCCACTCTTGCACGTCAAACTCAATGATGTCCTCCATGGCAAACATGCGGGCCAGAACCACGGACTTGGAGTCCATGTCGTACTCATTGATGATGAACTTAATCGCTTCCTCGTTCGTCATTGTCTTGGATGATGAATGGTTCGTCGTGAGTGTGGCGCTTCCACGCGAGCTCAAGGTTGGGGGTGATGTAGATGCCTCCGTTGCGGAAGTAGCCGTACATCGTGGTTGATTCGTCACTCATTCTTGTTTTGAATTTTGTGGAGTTTGTTGAGTTCACGCTCCATCTTTCTGCGTCGAGCACGGGGCGTGTGGTTGTTCTTGTTGCTTGCGAGGTTCTCGTAGAACCTGCGTTCTTTGTCAGAAGCCATAACACTTGGCGGTTTTGTAGGAGCGGAACATTCGGAAGGCGAGGTCTTTGTAGTCAGGAGGCCCGAGGTTGCGCCTCTCTTGGCGGTTCTCCCACAATTCGTACTCCCTCACGAATTGGCGGAGGACAGCCTCTGACACATCCTCCGTGGTGTATGTGTTGTCGTCAATCAGCATCTGTCATAAAGTCCTCAATGGGTTGTAGTGGTGTGTTCATGAGGTTCGACAGCCTGTTTTCTGAGTGCATCTTCCCCACCCAAGTGGTGCCTTTTCGGGGTCCGAACACAAAGCACAAAAACCTGTTGATGATTGAGCCATCACGGCCCGTGATTTCTTCCATCTCGGGAACCTTGATGCCGCTCAAGTACATGCGAACCCAGTCAGCAATCTCAGGGGATGTAACCTTCTTACGCTTGGGGCTGTGTCCTTGGTAGGATGGTGTGGCATTCATGCAACGACGCATGATGTTTCGGTCAAGCTCGATCAACTTGAAGTTGAGGTTGCCTTCGGTCTGCGGGGTGAGTTGACTCTCGTCAACCTTGATGTTTAACTTGTTCATATCAGAGTTTTTTGTAGAATTGGCGGTCACTTTTTTCCAGGTTTTGAGGGACATACCGCTCCCCTCTTGCTTCTGCCCTCTCTGCGGCACGCTTGTGGTGCCGAGGAGAAGGCCAACGTTCATGTCTGATTCTGCCCATCGTAGTTCATTTTGAGTTTCATTTTGGCTTCCCAATCTCGAATCATGCAGTCGAGCATCATCTTATCTTGGGGTGAGGCTGTTTCTTCGTAGCGGGTCAAGCGTCGTTCAATCTCCGCCCACTTCTTGTCGAGGTACTCTTGTGTCATCGGTTCACTTCGTTAAGGCGAGACATCTTGCGTTGGAACATGGCGATTTGGTCTTTCTGCAACTGCATGGTCTGCTCCATCGTCTGTTGCTTGACCTTGAGGTCTGTGATTTCATCCTTGAGGTCGTCGTTATCACACACCAGACCCATGTTGGCCTGCTTGAGGTCGTGTTCGGACTGCTCAAGGGTGGCAATCTCGTCGGTCATCAGAGCCATGTTGATGTTACGCTCTTCGTCCTTGAGCATAAGCTCGTTAATCCGCTCCTCCAGTTCTTTCCGAATCTTGTGTAGCTCTGCGACTTCACGTTGCAGTGCTTCCTCACGTCCTGTCTGTTCGCGCCACGCTTTGGTTGCCGCCTGCTGACGGAACTCCATCGACTCGATGGTGGCTTTGGCACGGCTGATGGCTGACTCGCAGTACCGCACTGCGGCTTCGAGTTCGTTCTTGTTTTCTTGTACTGAATTCATTTTGTGTTGTTGTCGTTTCGTTCTGTGGTGTAGTATTCGTCAATGGAGGCGATTATTTCTTCTTCGGTGAACTCAAAGATGTTCTCCCGCAACTGCTCTCTTGCATACTCAAGCAGTAGTTCATCATCCATGCTTTCCATGAAGTCGTCGAGGTATTGGTCAACGAGGGTGTCTAGGCTTACTTTCATCCGTGGTAGATTGAGGAGAAGTGTTCACGAATCGACCTGCCGTAAGGGCTGTGAAACCCGTAGCTATGGGTGCCAGGCAAGGGCTTGTTCTCACACATGAAGCAGAGCACGTCGTAGGGGTCAAGTTCAAACATTGCACCCGTCTCGGTGGACGCTTCGAGAAGCATCTCTGGGTCGTGTACGCACACCTCTTGGAGAACGAGGTCGAAGTAGTCGTGGATGTGTTGGATGGTCATTGTTCTTGAATTTCTTGTTGATACCAAATTCCTGTTTCGGGGTCAACCCAAATTTCTGTGTTGGGGTCACGCATCATTCCCAGAGTTTTTTGGGGATACGGAAAGCGTGCATGGTGTAGTCGTCGATGTCGATGAAGGCCTCCTTGCGGTAGTACACAGAGGAGATGAAGTCCGCCAGTTGTTCGAGGCCATGCACCGATTGGTCGTTGTCAACAACGTCACTTGAAACTCGGGCTACAAGTGACATACACAGGGGGTAGTAGTCCCATGCCACACAGGTATCCTGTTGGTCCCACGTCAGCCACACTGACTCGGTTGTGGCGTTGCGGTAGGGGTTGTCAATCTCGATGATTCGGAAGACCTCGACAGATGCGTCGTTCTCGGACACCCAGTCGTCGTGGTCCATGTCCTCGGGGACACAAGCCTTGTAGTCGTCAGGGTCGTTGGTCATGGTGACGTAGGCGCTGTCTGGCATAGTGCCGCCATGATGTTCGATGTTGACACACATCTCGTCCTCTCGGTAGGTGTCGAGGCATTGGTCGACGTGCTTCTGTGCGGCTTCCTTGGTAGGGAAGAACTCGCAAGTGGTGTCGCTGTAGCCTTCGTACAGGCCGCAAACAGCGTGGATTACTGCATACATTTTCATGGTGTATTGAATTGAAGTTTGAATGTATCTGAAGTGTTCGTGTATATCACCTTCTTCGTAAACTCAGAAGGTGTATATACACTCACACATAAGTGTCGAGTTTGCTCGTCTTTCCGAGCC